GAATCGAGACTGAGCCCGCTATCCACAAAAAAAGCATCACGCACGTCCGTAAATGTTGAGGTATGAACACGTTCGATATATTTCACGGTCTGCCCATTGATCGAACGTTCCACCACGAAAAACGCGGACTCTGATAGCGCTCCTTGAAACGCGGGGTTTGTCGCCACACTTTTGAATTTGCCTTTTGTATCCCAGCGTGACCAGGCAATGACTTGCTGCTCTTCGTCGAAGGCTAGGACTAAGACTTCCCCATCATCGCGTACGGCGTAGATCAAAGGGTCTGGACTGCGAGAAAATCCCCACTGCAACAGGTGCCGGTTGCGAAACAGGTGGGGGACCAACAACGAAATATTGTTGGATTCAAACCCTCCTTGATTTACGTTTGACGTAAACGAGAAGCCAAGCATGCGCACGCCGCCAGACCCAGGCAGATTAAACAAGACTCTACGCGACACGGTAATAGGGCGGAGATTAGACGACCCCCAATTTGACTGCAATTCCTGCTGGAGCGATCCGGGTGTGATCCCCGTGTCAGGACTTCCCGTCAAGAGCCATTCCGCACCTGACGTAAAGACCAAGAGCCCTCCGACCGCCGAGACGTAATGCAGAATACGGTTAATCTCCTGCGAGGCTGGCAATGTTGCGGTAATAGCGTCATCGTCTTGCAATGGGTCGGAGATGGAAAGATTGGACCGTGTGCCGATGCGGCTAAAAAACGATGTGTCCGGCGCATTGTCAGAACCTCCGAATACCTGACGTTGTTGATGCGATCCAATTGCGTTGGGATTATTCCCTTCACCGAAAAACGGGTTACGCTGTTGTGGCGGAGTGAAATTCAGGTCTGCTTGGATAGTGGGGCCATCCGTAAATGACAGAGCCTCCGTGTCTCCAATAAAGCCATAAAACCCATTCTCTTCACGATATACGGAATAGGTTGAGACGCCATCCGCCTTGGCCCAAGTAATAGTATTTTGAAATTGCGCCGTGCCATTCGTCACCTTGGCAAAGGCTGGCGTGGCTGTGCCGCCAGAGACATATGGCATGAAATCCGTGCTATCAACATCCTTTAATTCGAATTGCGTGGAACTGACGCTAAACACGCGGAATCTCCGCCCATTCAGTTCTGTCATGCCCACCACACTGGAAATTTCTATTTCCCCAGCAGCAGGCAATCCATGCGCCACGCTTGTCGTGACGATGGCAGGATTCGCTTGAGTGATACCAACGATGATTAAAGCTCCAGATGCGGCGAGCCCGGGCAGGCTTTCTTCAAGCGTTTCTGAGGTTGTTGCCGTGACCTTGTACCGGGTGGTGACGGTTCCCGTCGTGTCTGCCGACACGGTTACGTTGGTTGGTGGGGCTTGTGAAGGTTTGAAATCCACGACGGTCAGCGTCCAATTATTCAATGCCAGGCGGCTCAGTTCCATGGGGTCATGATTCTTATGAGTCAGCCGCATCACATCGGCGGATTGCTGATAACGTATCTCAAAGAGCTCCGAGGCTTGATAATTCGTCGTGAGGGTAAAAATGCGTGCAAGGGTCCCTCCACTGACATAAGCCGTGAATAGCGTTCCATCAATATTCGCGCCCGACGCCTGATCCCGGAGACTCACGTGAGTCGCGTCAATCACCGTCACAAGCGCCCGAGCATTTACCAATTCGGTCATGCCCGTCATCGTCTCAAGCAACACTTCATCCCCCGTGACGAGTCCATGCGCCACGCCGGTTGTGACTTGGACGGGATTAGCTTGCGTCATGGCTATGATGGCGATAGGAGTCTCTGTCACGTGCTGATCATTGCGCATGACGCGGATGTACTGATGTCCGAACTCTAGGATGTGGGTATCTTCGGCTTTAAACCGGAAAGGGACGAGAACCGTCGTCTGTGTGTGATCCTTGACTGGCGCAAGATAAAGCAACCCTGCACGGTTACTGATCCCACCAAACGCATGGACGATAACATTGCGAGCCGTGCTAACGGCCTCTTGGTACGCTTTCGTATCCACGCGCCCGAAAATCTCAGGCGCGACTTCCCCGCGAATAAACGATGTTTGGACCGTTGTTTGAGGCATTCATGCGCCTATCTTCTGCGAATCCAGTCCGCGTCACGCTCCTGTCCACTGACGCGCTGATTGGCATCCCGGCCTTGAGCCATTTGCATAGTGGCTAGAAATAACTGGAATTGTTCTGCTGCAAGCGTGGGTTTTTTTGTCAGTGTAAAGGCCACGCGAGACGCAATCAGGTGAGAGAGTGCTTCAATGGCCAGCGCCGACCACGCTGAAAAATCAGTCTGATCAAATGTGTACAAGGCCGAAGCCTGCTCAAGGTTGGTCACGATTGACCGAGTGCCATCACTGGCGGTTTCGACATCATATGGAGTCGCGTCGAGCCCAGTGGGAATATCATGAATGGCTATGCCCGTCGATCCCCCAGACGCTTCAGTCACGAACACACGCCGAATCACAAGGGCATCAGTCGGATATTGATAGCGAAATCCCCACACTCCGCCAGGCGCAGCCTCTCCATGGAGTGCCAGGACTATGCGCTTGCGAGCGAACGACCAATTAAACCCCTCAAGCGTTTGTCTGCGTGATGGGGAGAACCAGGCATTTATGGCAGAGGCCTCTGGGGTACGCTCATCAAGAGACTCAAGATTTGTCCTCGCCCCAATGTGCGTCAGCGCCATACGAGCGATAGAAACAGGTGAGTCCATCATAGGTCTCTAGCTGTCCTCATCTCTCATGTCCTGATTCCTTGCGAGTTTCGAATAAAGAGCCTCGGCGCTTTTTCGGCTCATATCATACGCGGACAGGGTTTCTTCTTTTGGGGCCTCGACTTCATCAGGTAACTCAGAATCCTTCAGCACGACCGCCGACGAAGGGAGAGGAATGCCGTCTGGTACGTCCCGATGAATGCCTGGGCCATAATAATTTCCACTGCTGGGCCTGCCGTCCTTGCTTGTCGTTGAATGCCCTGACGAGAAAAACGGAAACTTGAATTTGACGTTCATTGAATCCTCCATAATAAGAAGAGGGCCGCCGTTAAGCGGCCCCCTTGCACTTAATTCACCGCGTCAGGGTAAGCCTTCCACGAGGCAACATCTCTGCTGAGGAACGCGGAAAACGCGCCTGCCGTCACCCCACTGGCGCCGGCTCCCACACGCTGAATCACGCCGAGAAACCGCTCATACGGCTTCGCATCGTTTTGCGGAGGCAGATTGTAAACAAGGCGCCGGCCCGCTGGAAGGTCGGCGGGCAAGTATGATTCAGTGAGAATGTGCTCAGTCGCCGTACCATCAACGGCAATGGCCGCCTGTGCGTCGCTCGCCAATTCAAACACAGTAGGATTGTTGTTCGCCGAGACGAAGGCGGTGGTAATCACAATCACCAACTGCATGGGATTCGCGGCTCCGCCAACGGGGTCTCCACCCGATTCCCCAAGGTCAATAACGTCTCCGCGCAATGTGTTGGTAGACGCCGCCGAAATTCCAGTCACGGCATCACCAAATTGCAGTCTTGCGTCAACTCTCATAACGGTCTCCTTTATCTTCGTGATACATTAAGAAACAACAGCTTCATCCGCGGCCAGCACATCACACCGAGCGATGGGGATACCGTGGAAGAGTTCCGTAAAGACGCCACCGACGTTTTCAGCCGAAAGCGTTGATCCTTGCGTGGCCGCAGCCGCCTGTTGTTGCAATACGGTGATCATATCCCGGCTCATGCAAAGGAAACTGTTTCCGCCTGCCATTTGGGGGATATGGCGAATGGCCTTATATATCAAATTCGGCAAATGCACCTTGTTCACCCCGCCAAATTCTCCAGCGTTGAACACTACAGACAAATCAGATTTGTCGATATTGGCAATGCGAACGGCATGCCTCCAATCTCTCACAGAAAGGCCTATGGCCCATGAGTAGTGAGTCCGATAGACCTCCATGTTGCCGCTTGTAGAAGTCAACGTTTGTTGCCCTTTGTCTTCCACTTTTAGTCCGGCTTCAGAGCCCTTTGGCCATATATAAAAAATGGTCTCTGGCGTGGAATGAACCAGCCAGATAGACCCATTATCCGAGCCGGAGCCGCCAGCGTTAATGATATTCTCGGCATTCGGCGCGGATAAACTGTTATACCGTGGAGCCAACCCGGTAAAGATTTCGGGCTGCGTCCCTTCGTTGCCGTAAAATGTCGCACGGGCGACTTCTTGATTCATCCCCTGAATTTTTCCTTTGTCTTCCGACAACCGGAACGCCTGGGTATTCCCTTCAAGGTCGGCCAATTCCACATCAATTTCCGTATACTTGTGTTGCCAGCCAATGTTATCTGTGACCGCACGGGTTTCCGTGGCGTCAGGCTGCACGAATCCATACAGTTTACGCCAGGTCCCAGCCGAAATGCCGGTTCGCTGGGTGGACATGTGCCCTGTGGCTAAATTGGACTCCCTGGCCGCCATCCACCGCAAGACCGCGTTCTCTTGTTCAAGCAATTCAACGATCTGGGAAATCATCCCGTCGGGATCACGCCTTGAATTATAATCAAGAAGCGTTGGGCTTGTTTTCGCTAAGGTTGCCATATGTTAATTCCTTTCTCTTCAGTATTTACTTGTTCATGGTTGGAAACATCAGAGCCGCCAAGTCTTTACGTGATTCGGAGCTTTTCGGTTGCCCCAAGGGCATCGTGTCTTCACCTATGGCTTTGTTGGCTCTGTACAGCATTGCAATAAGTCCGGGATGGTTCCCCATGCCCGTCGTTTGCAAATCATTGAGAAGCGACTCTCGCTCCTCCTTGTTCGGCACGAAGCGTTCCATCATTGAGCGGATGCTTTTGACATTCTCGTCAAGTTTCGCTCCGCCGTATTCGGGATGTTTTCTCGCTTCGTCTTGCCATTTCTCCACTGTGTCCGTCCAGATCGCGGTCATTTTCGCTCGTTCTTCCGTCATGTGTTCCGCATACCACTTGACGAGGGATTGAGATTGCTCTTTAGAAAGATTCAACTCGTTAGCGAGCGGCGTAATGCTTCCAATCGCCGATTCGGCGTCTAATGTCTCTGGGATTTCAAGGTCGGATAAATCTAAAGATTGCTTCTCAGCAGTCTTGGCGGAAACGTCCCCTTCCGGTGTCTCAGGGCGCTCCTTTGACCCAACGGGCTCCGTCGTCACAGGCGCGTCAGTTTGGATTCCAGTCTCTGTTTTTTCAATAACTGCGGTGTCTTCTGGCATAATGGCTCCTTTAATCAATATTGTCGAATAACCCACTCAATGCAGAGGTTAATATCTCTCTTCCGTGGTATCTGCTTGCCCTGACGGTAACATTCCGCGCAAGTCGCCGTATGGACATAGACATTCTTATGTTCACCAAGGCTGCCTGTGCGCTCGGCCTCTTGTGTCAGGGTATCGATGAGAGACAATAATCCGTCAGCACGGAAGCGATTAATATCTTCGAGAATGGGGAATTGGTTCCTAGCCAGCCACACGACAAACTGTATCCACCATAAGATTATCCGTTTCATCACTTGCGCCTCCCAAATTGTCCCAAATATAACGCACCAACACCAAGAAGCAACAGCGAAGTATCGCTCGATCCTGAACCAGCCGTCTGCTGCTTCCCGCTAAAGTCGCCATACGGACGAACCATATAGCCGCTAAGCCCGAGACGTGTGATTTTTGCGGCAGAAATTGACATCTTAAGTAATAGTAAAGGTGTCTCCCGCGGCAGGCGCCGTGCCAAGCGCGGTAAAGATTATCGTATTGGTCGCGGCGGTGCATCCCGTAATGTCCGTCGATTGCCGTCGCAATGCCGCCGTAGTCGTTGAGTCGTCAAATGTCACGATACGGCCTTTAAATTGATCATCCGCCGTAATGGTAATATCACTCACCATTGTCGTAATGGTCGGAGTCCCAGACGCCGTGCCACGCAAGCAATTCTCCAAGTTTTGCTCGAGCTGTGCAAGCGGGATAGCAGGCAACGTTCTCGCCACCATCTCGGCATTGGTCGGAGCATCGTAGTCAATGAGCGCGGTATCGGCTTCGGCATTCACGTCAAGCTTGGCTTGTGCTCCCAAAGAACCAACCGAGCCAATAATGTTGCCATTCACATTGCCCGTCACTGAACCCACCGCCCCGGGCACCGAAGCCACAGAGGGAATGCCGGTCAAGTGGTCGCCAGTCCCACCCGCTTCAGTCAGGTTTGTTCCATTTCCCACATGGTCGCGGAGGGCTTGCAACGAATCCGTGGTACGATCAAAGACAGCAGTGCCATCATCCATCATCTGATCGAGATACGTCCCCGCGGGAATAGCGGGAATGGCGACGGCTGTCCCGGCTAAATGGTCAAGATTATTGGCTTCGATCGCGTCTTGGACTTCCGATTGGACTTCGACATCCCAGGCTGGATTCCATGGCATATTCGTGAGCCCTGCCCCTGCGATGCCAATATCATCTGTTTGATTTTCGATGGC